TAAAACACCTCTCGAAGATGGCATCCACGCAGTTAAGGTTTTGTTGCCTAGATGCACTATTGATCTAGATAATTGCAAAGAGTTAGTTAATGCTTTGCGACACTATCATAGAAAATACTCTGAAAAAGAAAGAGTGTTTAATACAAAACCAGTTCACTCCTGGTCCAGTCATTATTGCGATGCTGTTAGAGTAATGGCAACTGGATTTGAAGGATTAAAAGATACAAACATAACTAAACAACAAACAGCAATAAGTGAGTACAAAATAATATGAGTTTTATAGCTAAAATATTTGGAATGGAACCACCAAAAATGGAAAGTCCACCTATTGATGACACTCCATCTTACGAAGATGAGCAAAGAGATTTAGAACAAAGAAGATTATTAGAAGATCAAGAAAGAAAGAAAAAAGGTAGACGTTCTACTATCCTTACTGGCGGTCAAGGTCTTAATGAAATTGACGATGATGATATTAACAAAAGAACTTTATTAGGAGGCTAGTATGGGTGGATTTAGCAGTAACGCATCAACTGGCGGATCAGGACCAGCTGGAAGAAAATCAGATGGTTCTTATGGAACTGCAAGAGATGCAAAGAAAGCATCAAGAAGAAACGAAGCTAGTACAGCAATAAAAAATTTTGTTAGCGGTGGCGGAA